AGGGAATAATATCTTTGAAGATGTCAGGCATTTTTTTCTTTCTTAGAAGCAATGCCAATACGTGATAAAGTTTCTCTGATCTTTAGAAAGTCATCAGGTTCATTTAGCTTCACTTCTATTAGTTCGTCTAGATTTATTGCCATGTTGAATTCCACCTTTATCTAATCGTTTCTTTAGTTCATCAATTTGGACCTCCGATAAGATAACTGAAATTTCTCTAGATTTTTCATCAGAACATCTATAGTATTCTTTAATAACATTGAGAGATTCTACAGTCTCTTTCTTGTGCCACTTCTGAAATGGTCTCTTATAAGGTCTAATACTATTTAGAAAATAATGAAACTGTAGAAGTTTATCAGTATGTGTAAGGATGTTCATCTGATTGGCATGCATAACACAATCATAGTGTTGTGACATGGCACGATTAACAACGAAAGGCACATAATCTTTATCAGTCTCTTGTGTGATAACATGTTTTTTTGTTTGAAGGATTGAGGGAATAATATCTTTGAAGATGTCAGGCATTTTTTTCTTTCTCTTTTTGCTTTTTACGCTTTATCATTTTAGTTGCTCCCCATACATTTACATCTTTGTGATCGATTAAGTCATGTATTTCTTTATGACACGATCTACATACAGGAACAAGATCATTGCTTATTTTTTCTTTTCCTAATCTTTTATATGTTCTATGATGTAAATCTAAAGACACATCACCTCTTCCGCAACAATAACAATTCCATTTACTTTCACCTAAGAAATGCTTATACATCTTTGATGAATAGAATTTTCGTCTTACTCTTTGCCATTGTTCTGATCTAATATATTCATAATAATTAATTTTCGATTTTTTTGACATTATTAGATTTTCCTAAAAGATCATCACAAAACGATTCTGTATATGCTTTGGCAGATTTAATATTCTGTTGTCTGTCAGCATACTTTGAACCACATTCTTCACCAAATAGATTTCTAGCCATTATCTCATCTCACAGTCAACCATGATTTCAGTTAGACAAGCAACCAGATTGATTTCCTGATCAGCAACAAAAGCACTCTGATACTGATACTTAGCCAAAATAACAACGGCTTGTGGAATACTTTCTGGCTTCATATATTCATACAAGTTATCATAAATCTTTCGGAATACACGAGCAGGATCTAGATCAGCATTAACTACAACCCACTTCCTCATATCTGCAAAGTTCTTTTCTTTGAGATATCGAACAAGTTCCTGAATGTTCCGAATACTAACGACTTGTGCTAGAATACCAGTATCAATCTTACCAGAAGTTGAATATCGTTGAAGTTCATTTAGAGTCCTTCGATAATCTGGAAAATACTTCTTGGTAATCTCAACAAGGACATTCTTCTCATAAGAGATGTTTTCTTGATCTAAAATCTCAGCAATTCGATTAAAGAATGCTGCTGCCATCTTAGGCTTCTCATCTGGTTGAAGTGAGAAGTCAATAACAGAACACCGAGAATGAATAGCTTCGATCAATCGTGACTTAAAATTACATGTCAGAATGAATGTACAATTAGCAGAAAATTCTTCAATGGCACCACGCAAAGCAGCTTGGGCTTCTGGTGTGATATAATCGGCTTCATCAAGAATGATAACCTTTCTACCACCAACCAAAGATACCGTTGATGCATAACTTCGGATCTTAGTTCTAAGTGTATCAATACCACGTTCATCCGAAGAATTGATAAACAGATAATTCAATCCGATTTCTTCGCACATGGCAAAAGCAACAGTGGTTTTACCCACTCCTGCTGTGCCAGTTAGCATAAGATTTGGAATACTTTTTGTGTTCACATATTCTTGAAATACCTTCTTGATCCTTTCAGGAAAAATACAATCTACTACCTTTTTTGGTCGATATTTCTCTGTCCACAAAAACTCTTCCATTAGTCTTTCTTTCCACCATTGATGATGATATCGTAAAACTCTTCAAAAGTCTTCTGTTCTTCTACCTCAGAATTGAAATTAGCTTTGAAGTAGGTCTTACCCATCTTGCGAACTAACTTCTTATCTAATCCAAGATCATCACAAATCTTAGTGATAGCTTCCTTTTGAAGTTCTTTCTCGGCAGCTACTCGGGTCATTGAGTCATTTAGTTCCTGAATAGCACCTTTAAGTTTCTTCCTATCGTTATCTGATAGAGAATTGACACTCACGAAATTCCTATTATGACCTACCATTGACATTATTTTGTCTCCAAGGCAATGAAATATGTTACATTCTTGGTCTTAGACTTCAATCGGCTAAACATACCATGCTTGATATCTACATCATAATCATCTGGCATGAGTTTCCTCAAGAAGTTATCGATCTTAAATGTAGCAGTAAAGTCTGTACCACTATACTCTGAGATTTTACTATCAAGATAGTTAGATGTATCGTTTGCTTTGTCGTGGATTTGAAGATTTAGTTCACCGTTCTTACCGATGATAGAAAGATTTGGGAGAGCATTCATCGAAGCCAACCGGAGTGACTTAGAAAGAACCGCATTTGTAAGAACGAAACTTACATCTGGATTATCCATAGTCAAGTTCTTATCGGGCGGTGAAATGATAATCTCTGGTGAACATGAAAGATAATACATCTGGAAAATATCATCTTTCATCATAACATACTTATCATTGAACTCTAGGTCAGGATTATTCAGAGTTGTAATATTACCTAGAAACTGAACTAGATCATAGATACCAAACTTATGACTAAACGAATCTTCCAGATCAACTTCAACTAGAACACTTTTCTCAGGAGACATAGTCCTCTGCTTTGTTCCGGGCTGGAACACAATACCAGGATTGATATTGGCAAACGACTTCATTACTTCCAAAGTGTATTGGGAAAGTTTCATTATATAACTCCTATCTTATGCAGATTTTTTTAGTTTAACAGGAACGTGTGTAAATGTCAAGCATATGTTTCACACAGACGTGTGTAAATGTCAAGCATATGCTTGACACAGGCTTCAAGTTCAGTTTTGGATCCATTGTTACTGAATACATAATCAAACATAGTTCCAATCCATGCCCATTCTGAAACATGGACTTCTGGATATCTACTATGCATATCATAAGCCACACCACGATTATGATTTAATGCAGTATCAAACCATACTGGATCTGGTCCACGAACTACACGAGTTACCATTCCATCTTTTCGTTTGATGAAATCGATCTCATTTGGAAATCTTACATCAGAAATTACAACATTCTCTATACCACGAATACGTCTTTCTAATGTAGATACCCAAATGTCTTCACCAAACACATCTCGACCAGCTTCTGTTCCCATGAGTTGGAGAATGTATCGAGGTGTAACAGATTTACCTAAAGTGTCAAAAAGTCTTTCATCCCAAAAATCATCAATAGTTTCTCGGAACTTTCGACTCTCATCCGTGTCTCCTTCTAAAAGATGTCTTGGCCAATCAAACATAACAGAAACTGTATCTTTAAGGACATCAGCAAAAGCAAATTTGTGAAATCCATACTTATTAACAAGAATATCAGAAACAGTTCCTTTACCTGATCCTGCAAACCCGATCACACCTACAATCATAATATATCTCCTGAGTTATAGATTTCCAGTAAGTTGTGCTATCTTTTGCATATCTCCTTTGAATCCATAAGTTCCTACGTGCTCTGTCTTCATCCATGGACATAACCAAATCTTACCACCGATGGCCCTGAAATACTGACAGAACATATAATCCTCAGACAAATACCTGTGTGTGTCTGGATCAATCACTGTATCAAAATAAGCATAAATGTATCGTGAACCATCAAAGTTTGCTTGTCCCACATGATCAGGTTTATAACTCAAGTGTGGATATTCTTCTTTGAATTTATCAAATACACCACGTTTGATCATCATAAATCCAGTGCCGATTTCCATAACTTCAAGTGGCTCTAGGACTGAGAATGATTTAGTGCCAGGAACAGGATTGAATACATAATCACCTGTAACACCTTCTAGTTCACCTGGATTGAATTCTTGTTCTTTGAAATTTGGATTACGTACAAGATTCTTAGAAGCATTCCATACGGCTCGCCAATTGATACTCTTTTTAGGATAAGGAGCACCAATCACATCTTTATCAAGGGCAATAAGTGCCATTACATCATTTGGATCAAAATTGATGTCAGAATCAATGAATAGAAGATGCGTGAATCCAGATCGAAGAAATTCATCTACTAGATAGTTTCGGGCTCGGGTGATAAGAGATTCATTGAAAAGAAAAGAAAACTTAACTTCGATACCATACTTAGTGCAGACTCCTTGTAGGTCAAGACTTGATTTGGCATAGAGACCCAGACAATTACCACCATACATTGGAGTTGCCACCATGAGTTTCACTTTTTTCAAATCTTCAGCTTTAATACTAATTTCCATATTATATCTCCATAATGATGTTATGAAATGTCAGATATGACAGTAATATATATGACACTTTATATCATCATCAAATAAAAAAAGAGAGGTACCTTTCGATACCTCTCCTTTGGAAGTTAGATATATTAAGCTGCTAGGCGATAATACATCTTACGACTACCATTTACAAGCTTGGTATTGCTGTAAATGCGATGTCCCTCTTCACGAAGATCATGGATACGCTTATAAACGTTAGACTTGGGCACTCCCGTAAACTTAACAATACGAGCAGCAGTAACACCCTTGCCCTTACGTGAATCAGCACGACCAAGGAAATTCATGATACGATCAATCTGAGACATACTTTTCTCCATTATAAATGGGCATCTCTTTCACTTATATGTATCCATCAACCGATGCCCTTTAGTTGATGGTACTCATTATGACAGAAGTTTTATCTCCTGTCAAGTCTTTTTAAAACTGAATTTCATCAGTATGTGTTGTTGGTTCAGTCTTAGGAAGTGGATTGATTGTTTCATCAAGCTTCTTATATAGTTCCATGAAACTGTTCTTAGTATCGATATCAAATCGGTTCAAACAAAGTTGGATTGCTTTCTCACGATTTTGATTAAAGATAGCAAAGGCTTCACAGATATGGACAAGACGCCGAGTAGAAATGATTT